TTGCATCCTTGCTCTCGCGCCCACGGTTCAATTGCTCGCTGCATTTGGTGGAGCTCTTCAAGCTCACCGCCTGCCAGGAAAAAGTGCATGACCTTTTTCTGGGGGAACTGCTGCACCTCTGTGACGATGGCGCTGCGCTCCCCTGGCCAGAACTGCCGATGCCCCGCAAGAACGCTCATAAAAACGTCTTCTAGGGTGTGGGTATCTTCTGCGTATTCTAACGCTGCGGCCACATAAGGCTCACAGCGCACCCAGTCGGCAACCCAAGACGGAGCGGCTTGCATTACCGCCCGCTCCCCGGCTTGGTGGCCGCGCGCATCTCGCCCAGCTTGAACATGGCGTCTTTGGTGGCCTCGATCCGCATCTCGACCTGGCGCGCGGCAAAGCGTGCAGGCGTGTAGCCGTCGAAGCTGCCGAACGTGTACGGGCCTTTGGTGATGACTGTCGGGTCCATCGGCGTGCGGCGCAACTTAAAGTAGGCCTGCGTGCAGCTGGGCACGTTGGGGCAGCCGTCGGGGATTAGGCCATGCACCTCGACGAAGCGCTCGCCGTTGCCCAGCTGCACGCTGCCCGTCTCGGCGTAGACCTGGCCCACGCGGGTCGCCCCGTTGTCGGTGTAGCCTTGCTCGTGCTGGTAGACGTGGCCGTCGGGCTTGGTTGCCATGGCGTAGGGCCAGACTTCCTTGTCAATCCAGGTCGTGCGGGCCAGTTGGCCGTAGGACCACCAATTCTCCCGATAGTTCCAGATCACGTATCTGTCGTTCTCGGTGCTGTTGCGGCTTGGGTAGAACCACCACACCTCGCCAAACGCGTTATTGTGCCCGGCGTAAACCTTGGCCCCTTGCAGCACGTTGATGTCGCTGAACACGTAACCGTTGACCTCGGACGGCAGCTCTCGGATAGCGCCGTCGTAGGTCCAAAAGCCGTTTGCTCCCATCCAGACAAAGCGGTCGCTCAAAGACACCCCGGCGTTGGGCCCCATGAGACCATTGGCGTTGCCAACTTTTTGGAAGCCGTAAACGTAGGGCGCACCCACGTAGCTCATGGTGTGCACGTCCACGTCCGTCAGGATCAAGTTTTCACCACGAAAGCGAACGCCGCGCAAGATCTTGCCCGCCGTGGCCAGATCCCAGCCGCCCGCCGTGTTGGTGCTGCTGGGGGCCCAGTCGGTCAAGGTCTCGCGGCTGGTCCACTCGATGCGCCGAGGATCGCCACCCGCGCCCAAAGCCACGACGTGGCGCTCGGCGGTAACCAAAACGGCGACGTTGTCCACAGGTGCGTTGGTCACGAATGTGGCTGGGCTAACCAAACCACCTGACGCCGGAGGCGGCTCCCATTGCGAGATCCGGCCGTCGGCGGTGGACAGTGCAAGCAAAAAGCTGCCAAAGTTGTCCAGGGACCACGTCGTGGCCTCCAGCACCATGCCCGTCGCCGAGCGCTCGGTGCCGTAGGCCTCCTCGCCATAGGGCCCAGCGCCAAAGCCCAAGCCAAACAAACTGGTAACCCGGCCAGACACAAGTCCGGCGGGGGTGATCTCGGTTTGGCCGTCGATTGTGTCAACGAAAAGGCCGTAAGCCGTGCCTAGCGCCAGCCAACGCGTGTTCACGTCTGTGCGCCAGGCCAAGCCCCCGCGCGCAGGCGCAGACATCGGCGTCTCGCTGGATCGCTGCCATCCGCCGATCGGCTGGAGCTGGCCCTCTTTCCAACGCACAAGGTTGACGTCGTACCACCGGCCCTTCGCCTCGAAGCGCGTGCCGTTGCGCCATGCACCTGGTGGCGGCTTGAGGGGTGTGAAGGTATCGGTGGGCATGCGGGTTCCTTGTGGCGGTTGGCCTAAGCCCCCATTTTACGGCGTAGGCAGTACTGGCAGGGGATCCGGCAGCGGGCCCGCATAGTCGATGGACATGACGCTTGACGCGCCCCCGGGGTGCACGCCGTTGGCTGCCGTCGCCGAAAGGCTTACGGTTAAGGCCGATGCGGCCCAGATCAGCTCGATGTAATCGCCCGCTTGCATGTCGATCGAAAAAAGCCAATTCATCTCTTGCTTTGTGCCCGAGCCCGACAGCGTGTAAAAGTGCGTCGAGTAAGGGATGTCTTGGCCGTTTCGCCGCAGCCACAGGTAGACGTCTTTGGCGCTGGAGTTGGTCGAGGTCAGCTGGCCCGAGTACGAAAAGTTGTAAATGCCCGGCGTGTCAACCGTCAAACGGCTGCCGCTGGCCACGCTGACGTGGTGCGCCAAGTACGTCTGGCCGAAGGGGATCGGGTAGCCTGTATCGATGGCTGCGGGCGTGTGGCTCGTGGTGTTGAAAAACAGGCCGTTTGGCGCGTCAAGGTACTGGGCCCCTGCGTCACCCACCAAAGAGCGCAGCGCGTTGGCCACGGTGCCAAAGAACGTGCGCAGGACGCCGTTGTGCTGCTGAGCAATTAGGCTGCTATACGAGCCGCTTGGCGTCGGCAGGTTTGGCGATACTGGCGCAGGCAGCTGCTGCTTGATGTTGGTCGGCATTTATTTCTCCAGGCACACGTTTTTGATGTAGCCCTGCAAGCCTACGACGAGCGTTTCCAGTCGGTCAGCTTCTGCTGCCAGTCCAACAAGAGCCGACGCACACTGTCCGAGTAAGTGCTGCTCAAGTCCGGCTCGATCAGCAGCTCGGGGGCAGGTGGCGGTCGGCTCACCGGCGCTGCGGGTGGCAAGGGCGTCGCGCAGCCGATCAAGCTCAGAGCGAGCACCAGACACGGCCACAGCCGTTTTGCGTTTTTGGTCGACATAGGCGGCCTCGGCTTTCTGCTTTTGTTCGATGAGCTGCTGCTCGCGCATGCGTGCGGCTTTTTCGGCTTGCAGCTGCGCGGCTTGGTACTCGGCCCGCACGACCTGCTGGCCCGTCAGGTAGGCCTTCCAGTGCGTGCCCGCCAAAAGCAAGGCCAGCACTGCGGCTGCTGTCAGTCTAAGCCAAGGCATTGCGCGTGCTCCCTTTGACGGCGTTTTGTCAGCCCGGCCTGGGGCTGGCCTTTGAATCGGTCCCAGCGCAGGATCTCCGCGCATGCGCCTGAGTAGTCCTGCGCGTTGAGTTTTCGCACCAGGGTGGATCCGCAAAACGCACCAGAGCCGATGTTGTAGGCCAGGCTGACGTAGGCGTCGTATTCGTGTTGGTGCAAAGGCGCAGTGACGCACTTGCGCAGCGCGCCTTCAAAGGCTTGCACGTCGGCCAGCTTGCGGGCCAGGGCCTGCGGTGGCGTGACTTTGTCGCTCGGCTTGACGCCGTCCGTGGTGCCAAAGCCGACGGTCCACTTGTCGCCTGGCAACGGCTGGACGGCTTTGTCGGTGTAGCCCTCGCTGAGCGCCAGGCCTACAAGCGCGACGGCGCTGAGTGCCAGCGCCGCCAAAGCTGCCCGAGGTCCTCGTGGCTCAGTCATACAGGCCCATGCGCCGGTCGTGCTCTTGCTGCTGGCGCTTGTCCTCTTTGTGCTTGTAGTACCAATTGATGGCCAAGCCTCCAAGGCCCAAAAACACGCCGAACAAAACGCCAAACTCCGACGACAAGACCCAGCCCATTACGCTGGTCCCGGCCCCGGTGTATGTTGCCTTACTCCCGGCTGCGGCCATCGTGGCCTCGAAGGTGGCTTGGTGCTCTGGTGTCATGGCTTAATGTTTGTTTTATTTTTAGGCTTTGAGCATCACAGAGGCCTAGCCAATCCAGCCATCAATGGATTCTGAACTCCCGCAGGAATCATTGATGGGTCGAGAATGTCCTGTTCGCGTTCGCCAGTTCGCAAGGCGTGAACACAATATGCAATTGTGCCATCTTCTTTGGCTGTAATAAAGTGGCGCTTACCTTTGGCGATGTAAATCATCTGCGGCGCAGAAAACTCAGAAAGCTGTCCTTCAACATCAACTGTTACACTGCCTTTTGCAAGAAGTGTGATGTGGTCGTAATTATGAAGGTGGCCCTCGTTGCAATCACCCGCCTTAGCAAAGTGCATTTGTCGCAACCAGAGATTGCTTACGCAAGCCATTCTTGTGTCGGGGTAACTCATAATTGCTGATCCTTTGAAATGATTTCCCATTTGCCAATAGGACACTTGGCCAATGGCAATACAGCTTTTGTTTTTACTGGACAACTGCACTCGCGGCAGACTGCGACCAATAAAACAAACTTTTTTTTGTCGCAATTACTGCAAGCAGCCAGACGGCTATTTACGACATTTAAAAATGCGCTCACAGCTTAATTACCTGAATTTCAGTTGGATCGTAATCCAGAATGCCAAATTTAATTAAAACAGAGGAAATTCTTTTTTCAAACTCAAACTGTTCCCACGCCTCAACAGAAGTCACAACATCTTGATTCTCGTCCAAGCCTTGAGATACTTGAATATCGTCAAAGCCAACGGCTTCGGCAACAACCGCCTTGCGCTCCAAAAGCCATACTGGCGCTCGGTGCATGATTTCAGCATCCAAGGCGCTGCCAGTAATGTAAACGCCATCAACTATTGGAACATCAATGGCATAAGAAGCCAAAGTTTCTCCATTGC